GTTGCTCGGTGAACGGCTGGGCCGGATTCAGAACACGCACCTGACGACGGGCGACGGCGCGGCCAAGCCGAAGGGGATTGTCACCGCGGCGACCCTCGGCCGGACTACCGCCTCGGCAACGGCGATCACGGCGGACGATTTCATTCGCCTGATTCACTCCGTCGACCCGGCCTACCGGGGCAGCCCGGGTGTTGCCTTCATGATGCACGACAACATCTTCCTGGAAGTCTCGCTCTTGAAGGACAGCAACAACAACTACCTGGTCCGGCCGACCGTCGATGCCGCGTTCACCGGCGCCACGCCGTACCGGATTCGCGGTTTCAACGTCGCCACGAACCAGGCCATGGCGTCGAGCCTGGCCTCGGCGAACAAGACGGCCCTGTTCGGCGACTTCTCGAAGTACATGATCCGCGAGGTCGGCAACATGGAGTTGATCCGGCTGGTCGAACGGTTCGCCGAGTATTTCCAAGAGGGCTTCATTGCTTCGCTGTCCTTTGATGGAAACCTGCTGGACGCGGGCACAAACCCCGTCAAATACCTCCAACAGGCCGCGTGATAGCCACACAGGAGTCCAAGGCGATGGGAAAGTCCAAGAAGACCAGGCTGGTGCGGATGAACACGGGCGTCGTTGACGCCGAGTACGGTCTGTTCGACCCGGACAAGGTCTATGAGCTTCCGGAGGCGATGGCCAAGACGATGGTGAAGGATCGCTCGGCGGACTGGGCCGACGAGCGGCTCGTCCCCGAGAACGCCTTGGCGATGGCCGGAACCGATGAAACCGAAACGAAGGAGTCTTCGATATGAACAATCTGTCAAAAGACGCCCGGTTCGTGCCGCTGATGAATGCTCAGGCGGCGGGGACCAGCGATACGCTGACCAGTTCGACCCTGGATACCCAGGGGTACGACTCGGTCCTTTTCATCACCAAGCTCGGTGCTATCACGGCGACCGGCACGGTAAATGTCAAGATTCGGCAGGATACCGACAGCGCGATGGGGACCGATCCCCAGGATCTGCTCGGTTTGAATATCGCGGCCGACAGCGACGACGACAATCGGCTGATCGTCCATGACATTCACCGGCCGCAAGAACGATATTTGGACGTCCAGGTGGTCCGGGCGACGGCGAACGCGGTGATCGATTCGATCGTGGCGATTCTCTACAACGCGAAGAACCGACCGGTCAGTCAGAACACGACCGAAGTGGTGTCGAGTGAGTTCCACCTGAGTCCGGCCGAGGGCACGGCCTGATCCGAACCGGCGGGTTGCGTCCTGTGGACACCTGGCGGCGCGGCCCAGCGCTGCGTCGCCAGGTTTTTTATCGGAGCGTTTTGGAAATGGCGTGGCGAATCAAGACAGAGCCGGCGGCACTTCCGGTCATCGTGGCCGAGGCACGCGACCATTGTGACTACGACTCCTCTGATCGCGACAATTATTTCCGCCAGCTCATCAAGGCGGCGATGAAGACGGTTGAGCGGTGGGAATGGCGTTCGCTCATCACGCAGACGCTGGAAATTCGGCTGGACGCTTTCCCGACCGGCAAGGATGACGTGATTTACGTCCCGCGTCCGCGGTTGATTTCGGTCACATCGATCAACTACGTCGATACGACTGGTACGACGCAAACGCTTTCATCGTCGCTTTACAGCACCGATGTCTATAGCGAACCCGGGCGGATCAAGCCGGCTTACGGCCAGGTGTGGCCGACCACTCGCTCTTCGACGATGAACGCTGTCACGATCGAGGTAGAGGCCGGATATGGGCCTGCTCACGCGAACGTTCCCGAGGACACGCATCAACTAATTTACCTCTTGGTCAAACACTTCTGGGACAACCCGGCCGCAGTGACCGACGTGCAGGTGAAGGACCTGCCGATGGGCGTGGATGCTCTGATGCGGCCCTGCCATGATGTCAACGTACTGGAGTTTGTTTGATGGCCTATCGCCAGCGGGCAACTCGTTACCGCGAGCGGGTGACGTTTTACAAGCCGGCGGCCAACCCGACGGTGAACCCGGACGGCGGGGTGGACGATCCCGGAGATAAGTTCGTTTCGAGACGCGCGAAGATTTGGGCTGTTACCGGACGTGAACAAGAGTTGGGTGGCCAGACCGTGGCCGACGTGACGCACCGCGTGAAGGTGCACAAGGACACGCAGACAGCGACGTTGACGGCCAGGTGCTGGCTGATCCGGAGGGATGGCACGACGCGGCTGAACATCGTGCGGGCGTATGAATTGTTCGAGCAACGGGGAGTGATTGAGTTGGAGTGCAAGGAGCGGAAGTAGTGGCCTCAATCGAATCACTCATCCGCGCAGCCCTGCTCGACATGAGTGCTGTCATAACGCTCGTCGGCACCGGAGACAATGCCAAGATTCGGGCCGACCACCCGGACGAAGGCAGCGCAGACGAAGCGGAGACTCCGCCGTACATCGTGATCGAGGTCGACGATGAGGATCACATGAATGACTTGACTGGCAAGGGCGGTCGCCGGATGGCGACGGTCAACCTGCTTTGTCGCGGGCTGACACGGGCGGCGTCAAGGACCTTGTCCGAAGCGGTTCGGGTAAACGGGACCAATCCGGGCACGGGGCTGGCTGGGTACGGCGGCATGGTTCTTTCGACCGTGCTCGATTGCTGGCTGGAAGATGAATCGCTGGCGATAGTCCCCCGCGCCGAGGGCAGCAAACGGAAGTGGTACGACGTGAATATGATCTTCATGGCAACGGCGCTGGAGACAACGTAATGGGATTTGGCAGTAATCCGTTTCCAACGCGCGGCGGAGTAAGCATAAGCGGTCTTCCAAAGTTGGAACGAAAGCTCGCCCACTTAGAGAAGCGGGCGGCTCGCCGCGTCGCCGCCAAGGGGATTCGCGCCGGCCTGACCGTCGTCGGCAAGGCGATGCGCAGCGCCATCAACGCCAGTGATGCCAGTCCCGAATTGAAGCGGGAGGCTCGCAAGACGATCGGCCAGCGGTTTCAGCGAAAGGTGGCCGGCGGTCTCGGTCCCCAGGCCAAGGTCGGCTTCAGTGTGGCCAAGCGAACTAAGCAGATTGCCAAGGCACGGGCGGCCCGCACAAAACGAGTCGAGGCCGGTAAATCCGGCGGCCGGGGCGTGGGTATTTCGGCAAAGAACATCCACTGGTTTGTTCTTGGCACCGATGAGCGCGAACACAAGTCCGGGCACTCTACTGGCAAGATCGACGGCGTGTTCGGCGATGTCACCCGGCAGGCATTGGCCACTTCCCAGGGCGCGGCCCTGGCTGCGGCCCGCGCTAAGATGTCTGCGGAAATCAAAAAGGAAGCACTCAAAGGGCTTTGAGCCCATTCTCTAACGCGGAGTTTTACCAATGGCGAAAATCAAGTGCAAGGGAACCGTGCTCCAGCAAGAGATTTCTTCCACCTTCACGGCGGTCGCCCAGGTTATTAGCACCGATGGGCCGGAGGCCGAATCGGAAACCTACGAAAGCGATACCCTCGACAATACGGTTTCCGGCATCCCTTACGATGAGACTGGCCGGACCGAGGGCGGTTCGCTGAGCGGGGAACTCTTTTTCGATCCGGTGCTCGCCGGGCATCAGGCGATCACGGATTTATTGACGACACCGGCCGAGCAGGCTTGGAAGCTCATCTTCGCCGACGCGGGGCTGACGGAATGGGCGTTTACCGGAGCCGGGATCAGCTTTGGGCCGCGCGTGGCTCTCAACGATGGTCTCAAGGCGTCGTTCAGCATCAAGCTCGATGGCATCCCAACCTATCCGACGTAGTAACTAATCCACAGGAGTAGACGATGAAAGCACGACTGTTGCGGGAGATGACTTGCACGCCCACACCAGAATTCCCTTCTGGCGTTCAACCAGCGGGCACACTCATCGACCACCCTGATCGTCGGGCATTTCGATTGGTGCAAATGGGTGTTGCCGAGCCGGTCGACGATGAGTGTCGGACCCGTGCCAACCGCACGCCCGAGCAAATGGCCGCCGCGGCGCACGCCTACGAACGCACTCGACTCGGGATTCACCCCGAGGATTTCGAGAAGTTCGATGCGGGCGAGATCGTGGGCTACAACGCTGATGGCTCCTACATCCCCGGCCCAGTCGCAGCGGGCCCGGCTCCCATGGATGAGGAATATGAGATCGAAGAAGATGAGTATCTGGAGGTGATTGAGGATGAGTGACCACCAAAACACCTACGCTAGCGAGGCTGAGCTGTTCGACGAAAAGGCAAAGCGGCGGTACGACGTTGTGCAGCTTCCGACGAACGGCAAGAGGATTCGCATCCAATCGCTCATGGAACAAGAGCTTGCTGTGTACCAGGGCATTTTGGCATCAACCCCTACCGGCACAGCCAGCTTTCGCAACCGGCTTGCCGATGCAGCGCGGCGGCTGATTGTCTTGTGCGCGGTCGACGGTGCCGGCAATCGGATCCTCAACAAGTCGCACGTTGCCAGGATGGGCACGGAGTGGGACGCGGCCGATGTCCAGACCCTTTTCGATCGCTGTGTCCAGCACGTCGGTATTCGCACTGGCGATATTGAGGAGTTGGTAAAAAACTCCGAGGAGACGAGCGACGGCTCGTTGCCCACCGTCGAGCCCGTTACGCCGGCCGGCTAGACGTGGACGGGATGCTTGGCGAGATCACCCCTCGGGAAATGGATGAGGTGGTGGCCTTCGAGCGTTTGGAGCCGGACCCGCTTTGGCGAATCGCGGAGATTCTGAAACGAGGCTTCACCGCCATGGCCTGTTCGAGCGAAATCCAGCCCGACGATTTCGAGCCCGAGAGCCTTCGCAAGGAAGAAACGGAGCCCTGCCTTTCGCCCGACCAGCAGGTGCAAATGCTGCGGGGAATGGTCCCCGGGATTGACTGATATGGCAACGGCACTTGGTGATCTTGTAGTGCGGTTTAGTGCGGACACTTCACGCTTTCGGCGGGGTGTCGCGGGTACGCACAAGCATTTACGAACATACGAAGCCAATGTGCATAGGGCCTCAGCCGCTACGATGGCGCTGACCGCTTCAATGGCAAGTGGTGCGGGGGCGGCCCGGGGAATGGGTGCTGCGATGATATCGGCATCCATGGGGGCGCGTGGCATGATGTCCGCATTCCTGCCGTTTCTGGCCATCGGTGGGTTTGTTGCCTTGATGCGTGGCGGCGAGATGTTCAACCGAGGCATGCGGACCTCGCTCGCAATCATGGGTGAGGTCTCCGATGCAATGCAAGGGCGAATGCGAACAGCCGCTATCGAGACGGCTAAGATTACGGCCCATAGCGCGGAAGAAATGGCGCGGGCTTACTTCTTTCTCGCCTCTGCCGGCATGACTGCGGTCCAGTCTATCGTGGCCCTCCCAGCCGTTGCGCGATTCGCGCGTGCCGGCATGTTCGATTTATCCCGGGCGACGGAATTAGCGACGGATGCTCAGCATGCCCTGGGTATGGGGCTGAAAAATCCGATAAAGAACCTGAAGGCGCTGACGCGAATAATGGACGTTCTGGTCAAGGCGAACACGCTGGCCGACGCCACGACGGAGCAATTTGCCGAGGCGTTGACCAACAAGGCCGGGGCGGCATTCAAGGTCGTCAAAAAAGAGGTCGAGGAAGCCGTGGCGGTATTGGCCGCACTTGCCATGGCTGGACGCAAAGGCGAAGAGGCGGGCACGCAGTTGTCTCGTGTGATGATCGGCCTCAAGGCTAACGCGATCAACAATGCTGCGGCTTTCAAGCGGCTTGGGATCCGCGTGTTTGATGCCAGCGACGATATGCGGAACATGGCCGACATCGTTGAGGACATGGAAAGGGCCCTCGGCGGGATGACGGACAAGGGGCAGCAGGCCGCTATTATGGCGCTCGGCTTCACGAAGAAAACGTCGGATCTCGTTGCTTTGCTCATTGGAATGTCGGACGAGATTCGCCGCTTCGAGGGAGAGCTGGACCGCGCAGGCGGCACCATGAAAGAGGTGGCCGATAAGCAACTGACGCCATTGCAGGAGGGCTGGGCAAAGTTACGCGCTGGATTTACGGATGCAGGCGGCGCAATCATGGACCTAGCTGGTGGTCCGCTCGGCGACTTGGCCCAGGCGATGGGGGAAGCGATCGCAATGGCCAAGGAGGCCGTGGGGGTTTTTGGCGATCTCAACAACGCGATTAAGGAACTCATACCTGGCGAAGACTTGCCTGGACTGAAGATGGACGCAAGACCGGGTGCTTTGACGACGACCGTCCGCATGTTGAAGCTATCTGCATTAAAGAATATCGAGTTGATAGGAAGATTTGCCTTTGGCCAGGATACGAGAAAGTTCCGCGCAGCCCACATCGATCCTCTGGTTAGCGGATGGGAAGACGAGATGGTCGATGCGCTAGAAAAGATGGGGCTAAGAATTCCCAGCCTGCCGGAGGTTGTTGCCAAAAGGCAGGCCGAGCGCGGCGGCGCTGCCTTCGCCGCTTTGTCGCAAACGATCGACGATGGCGTTCAGGAGATGATCGACCAATGGCAAACCAAGGTCGGCAACATTGGCAAAGCACCTCTGAAGATCGAACTGGAGACTATTCTCGCGGGAATCCCCAAATTTGCGCCCGAGTTCGGCGATCTGCGACAGCAAGTGCTGGGGCTATACGATGCGTTGAGTCAAGAATCCCGGGCCGCCCAAGATTGGTCCAGCGTTTGGAACCCGGCGGCGGAGGCGACGAACCGGGCAACGCAAGTGCTCAAGTCGTGGCGAGAGGAGCTTCGACTGGCGGGACTTGAGGGGCGGGAGCGGACGTTGGAAGAGCTGGCCGGTGCGCTTGAGAATGTTGATGTGTCGCAATTGAGAAGGGTGGGGCATGCGCTGGACGTCAGCGATGCCACGAATCGAATTGCCGAGTTGACCAAAACACTTCGGATACTG